TATTGTCTTTGTCACCAAACATCGATGCCGCAACATAAGGTCGGGCAGAATCAACTCTGTCCGATGCTTTTGCGTATAATATCTCTTTAATTCTGTCGGATACATCAGATGCCGAAGCATCTGTTGCGATCAAATCGATAAGTTCTTCCATAAAAACAATTTATTATTATAAGATTATTTATATCTTGCCACCTTTAGGCTCTGGGGGAGGTTCCGGGGCAACCGGTTCTTGTGGAACTTCTTCTGGAACTCCTTCTGCAGGCGGAACTTCACCACCTTCTGGAATTGGATTTCCCATTTCATCTACTGGAGCATTAGGGTCTGGGAGAATACCTTTCTCAATTTCGTCGTCAATCTGAGCATCGATCTCAATAATTTCCGAATCAGTTTGACGAAGAATCTTTTTGCGGACATATTCGGTAGAGAAATATTTTCCAATATATGCCTCCATAGAAGTAACAAGTGTCAATCTATTTGTAAGTAATTCTGCCTCCTTAAGTTCGGCAAAATGATTATCATACAAGAAATCATACTGAATATGATCGCTCATAATCTCCCAATCTTCTGGAGTTACAACATTCTTAAGGAGTAGTTGAGTGCGAAGCATATCATTAAACATATTTGCAAAACGCTTTCTTAGGCGTCCGACAAACTTAGAAAACTTAAGTTCATCTCTTAGGATCTCCGATGAACGCCCCAGATTAAATCCATCACCACCACCAGCAATTCTGGATTCTGGAACTCCAAGTGCTCTATAGAGTTTTTTCTGAAAGTATTCAATGTCAGATAGTTCACCAAGATTTTGACCACCAGGTAGAGTTGTGATTTCAGTACCTCTACCACCTTCTCTTCTTGGAAGCCAGAAATCCTCAAGCATACTCATATACTTGCGATCATCACGAACTTCACCTGTCTGTGCATCATAAACTAACTTATTACGGTAGCGACTCATAACCTCCTTAAGGTATTGCTCTGCTTTTACCTTTGGAAGATTGCCAACATCAATATAAAAAATACGACGCTCTGGTGCTCTGGATAATCTGTAAATCACAAGAGAATCCTCAATCATTCTAAGTTGATTGAGTGCCTTAATTGATTTGTGAAGATATGACAGTACCGTGCCTTTATTTCTATCTACTAGTCCAGAAGTGCAGTAAGTAACGGAATCTTTTGCTATCTTTACCGAATTCTTTGCTGATGAACTAAAAGTACCTGACGGATAACTTGTGGTTGGAGTATAGATAAAATATTCTTCAATTTCTGGATATGTAACCTGATTTGCATTAAAATTGGTAAGTGCTGATAAATTTGGTCCAGAATTATTGTTAGTCTTTTTTTCTTGACGAACGTGCTTCATCTTCATAGGATCGATATATCTCAATTCCTGAATTCCATCTTCAGGTTTCTTTACATCAATAATTTTGAGATAAAATAATCTGCCGTCAACATACCAGTTTTTAAAAATTTCGTGAGACTTCTTATCGAAGTCCATAATTTCTTTGATGTGCTTAAATTCTTCCCTTATAACCTTTTTAAGTTTATCGCTGGCATTCAAATTTGATAATTCTATTTCTACCGGAGAATCATATAAATCACTTACAAGTGCTTCATTAACAACATCTTCAATTGCTCCATCGCATTCTGGGTGAAGTGCCATTTCACGATATCTTCTAATTAGATCATATTCAGTTCTATAAACACCTTCAATATCAATAGTTTGTCCATAAAAACCCGATTGGATATAATGATCAACCCCGTCCTCATTGTTAGGAGGAACGGGGGAGACTATAGATTTGGATTTTTTTTCATTATCCTCAATTGAAAAACCAAAAAGTTTCGCCATCTTATAAAGTATGCTTACCTGTTATAGTTTATTTAGTTGATATCTTCACCACCAGCAGCAGGAGAATTGCCCCTGACTGCTTCCCACCAGAGAACCTGCATTTCTACAGTAAACTCCTGAATTGCGTCAGTTTCATAAGCCAACTGAATTGGACTGATATTTGTTGGGAACAAATCATAAAAATGATATGCTCTCAGAGTTGAACCATCACGATCTAAGTGATAAACAAATGCATCTGCCTGATATAGTGCAGGATCCGTAATTCCAGTATTATCAGAAACTCGGTTGATTACATTCATCCAGTTTTCAAATGCCGAACGAATGGCAAAATCAGTATCGTTAATAACGGTAATCGTCCAAGATTCGAAGGTGCGGTCTCCTGCCAGTTTTAGAGTTCTTCCTCTAAAGGCAACTTCTAATGGAGTTACCGTTGATCCTGGAAGTGCCGCAGTTTTGACTAAAAATCTTGATTTGTCCAGAACATTAGTGTCCGCAGGAGCAGCATCTGGGAAAGAAAGAACAACCTCAAAGAGGTTACTTCTAGCACCACCACCAGACAGCTTACTCTTGAAGTCTGTAATCTTCCTTAAAGGAGGTGGATTTAATTGATTTCTGGTTGCCATAGTTTTTAACCTCTGTTAATTAAAAGTTGCCGATTACTTCTTCAAAATCAACACCAGTCTTGGTGGCAATAAAGGTAAGACCGATGAAGTTAATCGATCTCGCTGGTTTAATGTAGATGTCTGCTCTAAACTCATTAGCATCAATAACTGCTGCTGTGTTATTGGTTTCATCAGCAATTACGACATAATCAAAGATACCTCTCTTTGCCTGAACATCACGCAAGAATGGTTCAATAGTATTTACAAAATTAGTTCTTGTAATTTCATCGTTAAACTCAAACAGTACATCCTTGGCGGCACGAGAAATAGCATCCTCAAGGTAGATGAAGAGTCTACGAACGTTAATACGATCAAATGCCGATGTTCTTCCTAATCCAGTCTTATCACCGAACAGAATAATACCTGCTCCTGGTGAGAAGATAATTGGATTGATTCTATTAGTGTAGAGACGATCTCTCTGCGACTTATTTGGCGTGTATGCAAGTTTAACGGCATTTAAGATTGCACCTCTTGCAGTACCTGCTGGAGAATACCAGGGGAAGTAATTAATGTCATTACGAGCACACAGACCAGCAATATCACCATTTAGAGGGGCATATCTGTAAGTATTTGCAAATCTATCGTACATATACTTGTACCCAGAATCAAATACTGCATAAGAAGAAGATGCTATAGGTGAGAAGAAACTAATTACATTTCTGGTAATATCTTCTGGTGCGTTAATAGTAATCGCTCCTTGTGTTGGATTGTCTGCAAGAGCAGCACCTCTATATGGAGTAATAAAGGCAACTGCATCCTTTCTGAGTTCGGCAACTGAGATGAGTTTATTTGCTAGTTCTTGTGCGGTTTCCTTTGCATAACCAGCAGATCCCATCAATAAGAAATCTACCTTGATTTCTTCTGTGTTCTCAAATAAATCATATCCATCCTTCAACTCCCCAAGATCAGCAGTAAGAGCACCAGCGGTTGAGATTCCTGTTTGACCATTATAGTTAAGACCACCCGCTAATGTATAAGTATTAGAACCTGCGGCACCAAAAATAACATTTTCTGCTGGTTGGTCCCACCCATTATCAGTTGTTAAATCAAACTGATTTGCATCATATCCTGTTGTGGTAAGTCCGGCAGGGGCAGCACCAGCAAAAATGTTTGCAGAACCTGCGGCAATATACTTTCTCCAATAAGAAGTACTTCCGGCAGAAAACTCAGCATCAGTTGCCTTAGAAAGACCTAAGTGCTTCTCAAGAATTGTTCCGGCATTGCCAGTAATAGTTCCTAACTCATCAATAACTACAACATGAACTTCATCAAATCTAGATCCTCTTGGTTCTGCAAATGCCGAAGTTCCTGGTGCAGGTGCTAGATTATTCCACTGGATTTTGGTTTTGATTTTATCAAGGTCGATGTATTGTTGACTGAACCAATCAACTTCGCTGGTATAAGATGTAGATCCCAGAGCAACCAAAGCACTATTGTCTATTCCCGTTGTTACGATGCCAACAGTTCCACTTTCGGTAAAACACCAAGTTCCGTCTTGCTGATAATCAACAGGAGTTTCTGTATTTCCGGAGGATACCTTACTTAAAATCTTAACTGCAACTGAACCTGCACCAACCTCAGTAATGATTCCTTTTAGATAAGAACCGGTTAATGATATGGAAGTACCAGTTCCAACATCTGCTTTTCCTGTAAGAGATTGAGTTACACCGTAACCAACTCTGGCAAGTGTAGTTACAATACCACTTAAAATTTGGTCTGCCTTTGAGTCAATAATTGCAACTTTAATTCCATTTGCCCAAGAACCAGGATTTCTTGCTGCTACAATAACATTCGTAATGGGATTTTCATCATACCCAAGTTCTTCATAATTGTCTAAACTCTTAATCTTTACACTACTTGCAGTTCCAACAAAAGCGTTTTTTAGTTGGGTGTCATCTGCTCTAACTACCTGTAATGATCCACCATAAGAAAGATAGGATGAAGCAACCATCCAACTTTCATAGTGCTTATCTGTGGAATAAGGTTCGCCAAAATTATTCAGTAGATCATTTTCATTCTCCACTAAAGTTGGCGAATCTACAGGTCCTTTTGCGAAAGGTGCGACAATTGCCCCAATCTTATTGGAAGCTGGTTGGACTCTACCAGAGGTTAGATCAACTTCCCTTACTACGATTCCAGGAGATGCTAAATTTAGCGGCATCTTTATTCTCCGTATTATCCCGAATTATTCTAAAAGTATTTATAATTTCCTTGTCTTTAATATAGTTATCTGTAATCCCACTCATTAGACACATCTCCGTACTCATCAACATTCCAAATATCTTGTGTCTGTATTCCGTTTTCTGAGGTGGCAACCATCCATCGATCTCCAGTCTCTTTCTCTACAAATACTTCCATATCTTCCAATCCATCTGAAATAAATCCAAACGGAGCCATATCTTGATCTATTTGATTTTTTTGTTCTTCATATATTCTTTTGCGAATATCATTATTGGTCATCTCCTTGAAGTAGTCCTGAGCGACTAACCAGGCAAAAATTACAAGACACATTACCAAATCATCATTACAACCTTCTTCAGCCTCAAATGAATTATGTCTTTGGGCAAATGTCGTAAGCTCACTAATAATATCATAGTCACTCACAAATAATTTATCATCCTCAATAAGTAATTTTAAGTTTGAACATCCCAATTTTTTAACTGCCGCAGTTGTTCTAACCCCAAGTTGAGACTTTTTACCACTAAATCCAGATCCCACCAATTGCCCTGCCCTACCTCTCATAGAGCACATTAAGATATTATCATATTCTAAATCGTAGTGAAGAATATTGGCAACCTGATCTCCAATATCATTTACTTCTATAAGTAACCAAGCATTATCATATCCTCTTGCCACCTCATTAATAATACTTGGAAATAGCATCGGTTTAATTTCATTATTTTTGTATTTTGCCACAACTCTATAAGGAAACTCCGTAATATCAAAAACAACAAATGCCGAATAATCATTACCCATTCCACGAGCAACATCAACCGTAATTAAATAACTGTGGTCTTCTATTGGATTTTCATAAACATCAAGACCTTTGCTTCTTTTTATTGGATCGTCATAGACTAATATTTTAAGTTTGCTTGGATTGATAAGTGTTCCTACCGACCCTAAAAACTCACAAAGGTGCTCTGCCCTAAACTGTTCTTCGCTAGTATTAGCAATCGTCTGTGCCTTCCATTCCTCATCTCTACCGGGTACTTCAGACCAATGTACCTCTGTGGCAACAAATGAATTCTTACCACGCTCGGCATCGTGCCACATACGGTAGAAATGATTCATACCCTTTGGGGTGGATACAACAATAACTTTGGTGGATTTACCAGATGAAATTGTCGGATATACAGATGCAAAGAAATCGTCGGCAATATGATTTGGAACGAATGCAAATTCGTCCAAGAAAATAATATTAAAACTCATTCCCCGAACAGCAGAAGCAGAAGTTGATGCGGCAATAATTTTTGATCCGTTTT